CTAAAAGGACTAACTGTAGGCAACAACATTGCCATAGTTATCCGCAACGACAAAATCAAAAGCACAGCTGTCTCAGGTGTCTTATCCGGTATTACAGTCCTAGACTCAGGCAGCGTAGGCGTAACACTTTACGGTTTACCTCAGTGGATTTGGTTAGAGAAAAACATGACAGTGACTTGGAGCGATAACTAATGGCACACTTCAACCTATCCGAGTATCAGACTGTTCAAGAACGTATAGATCTCTTTTGGACTAAGTACCCTAGTGGCCGAATCAATGTTGAAATGGTGAGTTTCACACCTGAGCAGGTTGTGTTCAAGGCTGAAATCTTTGCGAACAGAGACGAAGTTGACCCTTTGACAGTTGACTACGCTGAAGAACGCTTAGGTTCATCACCGGTCAATAAGACATCCTTTGTCGAAAACTGTGCTACATCAGCTGTAGGTAGAGCAATCTCGATGCTTGGTGGAGAGTTCAGCCCTAAAGGTAAACGCCCAAGTCAACAAGAAATGAGCAAGGTACAAAGGCTAAGCACGCCTGAAGTAGCTCGTAACTGGCAGGCTGCATTAGATAACATCAACGACATTGAAGGCCTACGATCACTCTACAACGAAGCAAAACAAGGTAAAGCACCTGGTGCTATTCTTGAAGCAATCAAAGGTAAGGCCGATGGAATCACTGGAGCGTCTAAGTCAAATTAACATCCTTGCTGCACACATAAAGGAGTTAGGTGAGTTAGTTGTGTCGCTTACAGATGACCCTATACTTCGTGGCAAAACGCTAGTCAGACTAAATGAGCAGACTATTAGGCTAAACACGCTGATAAGTTACATGGATTAGGTGTTTTAGCTCTAACTGTGCTTAGATGTCTGCTATGAGTCGGACAAAACACGATGTTGAAAATGAGATTGTTTACTGCACCAGATGTGGACAAAGTCAATCTTTTGAGCAAGTCTATAAACGTAAAATACGTCAAGCAGTCAACGCTGAATGGTGTCGAGACTGTCGAGATGATCGCACAGAAATAAGGCGTGACTACAAGTGGGTTCACCCTGTCTTAGGTCGCATATCTTGCTGGCTGTGGATTTTTGAGATAAATGATGATTGGAATCCGATAGACGATAACGGTGAGCTGTATCGCCCTGGCCAAAGACTTTGTGGATTGAAAGACTGTGTCAGGCAAGCACACATCATAGAAAGAGACTTAGATGAGTAAGTTGCGTGTAGGAAGCCTGTTCAGTGGTTATGGTGGCTTAGATTTGGCTGTCTTAAATGTGCTAGATGCTGAGATGGCTTGGCACTGTGAATGGGAAGATGCACCTAGTGCAATCCTTGCAAAACATTTCCCTGACGTGCCAAATTATCGTGACGTTTCAAAAGTAGATTTTACACAGGTTGAGAAAGTGGACATTCTTACAGGTGGTTTTCCTTGTCAAGATTTATCTTTGGCAGGTAAAAGGGCAGGGTTAAAGCAAGGAACTAGATCAGGGCTTTGGCATGAGTTTGCTAGAGCTATAGAAGAACTACAACCAAAACTGGTTGTTATAGAAAATGTTAGGGGTTTACTAAGTGCTAAAGCAGATAACGGAATGGAATACAGTCAAGAAGATTTGGATGATTGGGGCGGACAACCTGTTTTCACAGCAATACAAGCCGTACTCGGGTCGCTGGCCGATATCGGGTATGATGCGAAATGGTGTGGTTTACGAGCTGCCGATGCAGGAGCACCCCACAACAGATTTAGAGTTTTCATCATCGCCTACCCAAGTGTTCGGGACTCCTACAACAGCAACTAGCGGTAGAAGTCCAGAGTTCAGGAAAGACAGTAACCCTAACCCTGTTGAGTTTGTAGAAGACTTGATTGCTGAAGGTGCATTGTTTATGACTCCTACTGCTGTTGAAGGTGCAGGCGGATCTGTTGGGGAGCGAAAGAAACTTGCTTTGGGTCATTATGTTATGTTGCGTGATCAGGTAAAGGATTTGGCTGAAGCAGAGTTGTTGCCTACAGTCACAGTTCAAGATGGTAAGAACACTGCAGGTAAATCACAGTTTGAGAGAAACACGCTACCCCTAAACGCTGAAGTCATGTTATTGCCTACTGTTCAAGTTGATGATGCCAAGAATACCGGACACAATCAAGAACGTAGGACAACTCTTGCTAGTGAAGTTTGGCTTGCAGAAACAACAACAAATTGGGGAAAGTTTGCCCCTGCAATAGAACGCTGGGAAGAACTAACACGCCCTGCTCCTGCACCTACTAAGCCTGACGGTAAAGACGGTAATCATAGGTTGAGTGCAGAGTTCACTGAGTGGATGATGGGGCTACCAGAAGGATGGGTTACAGCTGAAGACATAGGGCTGAAACGTAACGATCAGTTGAAGGCTTGCGGTAATGGGGTTGTGCCTCAACAAGCAGAATTAGCCTTACGATTTTTGTTAGGTGATACAATAAAAGTGGAGTCAGCCCTGGAAAAGAACTGACCCCACATAACCGATAACGAACCTATCGGCTTTCTCATTCTAGCAGTGAGTAGCCGTTGAAAGGCTACACATGAATAAACCTAGAAACAGTTTTGAAGCTGTCAAATTTGTTATAGATAACGCACCTAAAGACTTGACCCTTGCTCAACGTCTTGTGCTGATCCAAATCGCCCATCATTACCCAAACCCACACATCAGCCATCAGGCTCTTGCAGCTGAGATAGGCATAAAGCGTAGAGATACGGTTATTCGTTGTATTAAGGTGCTTGTGCAGCGTGAACTGCTTATTACCAAGCGTCAAGGTCACATGAGAGCGAACAAGTATGAGTTGAATATCGGTTTGACAGTGCACGCTGAAACCGTACACATGATGCCACGCCAAACCGTACACAATGTGCCCCCTGAAACCGTACACAAACAAACAACTCTTAAAAAAGAAAACAAAGAACGTTTTTTTGATTTTTTAGGGAACTTCCCAAACATGACTGTTGATGAAGGCAAGGTTTATCGTGCCTGGACAAAAGCACTCCTAAAAGGCACTAGTGAAGATTTACTTGTTTCTGCTTCGCAGGCTAATAGGGAAATGCTTGAACCTGATGCTTGGCTGAACTTTGAGAAGTGGAGAAGCTATAAACCTAGTGATTCTGATGATTGGTGGGGTAGGGCTGTAAATGACTAATACGAGAGATGCTGTTGAGCGTAGTGTGTTGGGTGGGTTGTTGACTTTTCCAAGTGTTTGGGATGATTTGCAGCTTGTTGCAGATTATTTTGGTGATGCTTTGAATAGGCTTATTTTTGAGCGTATGCAGGTATTGCGATCTGATGGTGCTGAACCGGATGTTGTTTTGGTGAACGCTGGTTTGACTGAGCGTGGTGTGGGGCGTGTTTTTGAGTGTACGTCTGAAGCTCCGATGAGTGATGTTGCTGTTGTTTTTCATGCAAAACAGTTGAAGGCTATGTGGGCTAAGTCTGAACTTGAGTTGGCAGGTAGGGTTTTAGCTGATGATGCTTTGAAGGCTGATACTGATGTTTCTGGTTTGGTTGCTGGGGCGTTGCAGGTTGTAGATCGTGTTTCGGCCAGTCAGGTTGGGTTGCAGATTGTTTATCCTGGAGAGTTTTTGCCTGAGTATGTTTTGGAGATGAAATCTAAGCCACCGTTTATGCCTACTGCTTGGAAGCGTTTGAATAAGTTTATTGGTGGTTGGCGTGATGCAGGTTTTTATGTGATTGCTGGTCGTCCTGGTCAGGGTAAGACTATTGTTGCTTTGCAGGCTGCTTTTGAGTTATCTAAGTTGGGGAAGCATGTTTTGTATTTTAGTTTGGAGATGCCTGCCTTGCAGTTGCAGCATAGGTTGTTAGCTCAGGCGTTGAGTGTTGATTATTCTGCGATTGCTAATGATGAACTTGATTACGAGATCATGAATAGTGACTCTAGTCATGTTTGGGCTAGGGATTTGGTTGCTTCAGCTGAGAGTAGTTTGGGGAATAATCTTGGTTTGATTGGGTTGGGTAGGTTGACGCCAAATATTGTTAGGGCTTATGTTTCGGCTGCTTCTAAGGTTCGTAAGGTTGATGCTGTGTTTGTCGATTATTTGGGTTTGATGCATGATGATGTTGAGCATAAAGATAAAATTTCTCGTATTGGTTCTGTGAGCAATCAGTTGAAGCAGTTTGCTTTGGAGTTGAGTATTCCTGTTGTTGTTGCTGTTCAATTGAATCGTGATGTTGAGAATCGTAGTAACGGTAAACCTCAGTTGAGTGATTTAAGGGATTCTGGCAGTATTGAGCAGGATGCGGATGTTGTTTTGATGATTGCTCGTAAGAGACGTGAAGGTGATAGTGAAGATGGTCAGGGCAGTGATTTTGCTTTGGTTGTGGCTAAGAATAGGCATGGCGAGACTGGTGCTGCAAGGTTTGTAGCTCAGGATGGGTTTAGTCGGATTGTAGAGTTACCGTATGCAGGATAATCAGGTTGAGTGTTGCCGGTGTGGGTTTAAGTGGGTTGTGAACGCTGAGAAACGGGGCAGGAAAGATTTGAAGTGTATTAGCTGTCGAGTGAAGCCTGCAACAACTATTCAGTATGGCAAGCTGCGTTGTACACCTCATCAGGGCAGTCTTGATGCTGATCTAAATCCTGTAGATGCTAAGGGCAGACTTGTGCTTGCAGGGCTTCGGGTTTGTGGGCATAAAGATTGTGTGAACCCTACACACATTGTGAGTGCTACCTGATGCTAAATAAAATACATGTTGAGAACTGTTTAGACACTATGAAGCGTATGCCAGATGAGTTTGTTGAC